ATAGGCGGGTCTTTGTTTGATCGTTTACCCAACGATATGCAAGCAATGATTGTTCAACAAAGAAAAGACAATCAGGAACAAACTAAAGTGTCTTGGACGTCTTTTCATGACTGTAAGTTCGTCAAGAAGTACATGATTGATCAATACAAGGAAATATCAGGGACTGGCTGGTATCACAAAATGTACCAGTTAATGGTACAGATAGCGGCGAATGCCGTTCGAATGGAATATCCTATAACATCACAGGAAATCGCACAATTATGCCGTCAAATCGATCTAGAGACTGGAAACTGGTACGGCCAAAGACCTTTTGAATTGGAAGCAGAAAGAGCAATAGAATACATATATCGCAATAATTACTAAATGGTTGACAAACACATTTAGTTGTGATATAATAGTTTTAATGAATGAGGAAAAGATTCCAAACTCAGACACAACACAACTAACACCCTCTAGGGTAGGTAATTTATAATGTCAATGATTAACAAAATATACGACTTCTCAAATATAGATGAAGCACAGAAGATCTGGTCAGATGTAGTAAACAACGAAGCAGAATATCGAAGAAAATACACCGCAGTAAAACTATTAACCCTTCCTGACGTACCTATCGATGCAGATTATTCGCATCTGCCTAGTGTTGAAGAGATTATAAACAACAAATTTCCATCAGCGGGCCTGCCCTGTAGAGTTAAAGTGAGACAACTATACGCCTCGAAGATCTACAATAGAACAATTCCAGAAGTAGAAAAGGGCGATTCAACCTGCAGAGCCAATCTGCTCAGTAAGAATTGTGATGGAAACATTAAAGGATTTAGTGCCTCTGATGCTAATTTTCTTGTAGGATTTATCCGAACTGCATCAGATGGAAGTTACATTATTGTACAATGTCAAGGCAATCACAGAATAACCAAATTGTTGATGGCAATGAAATTAACAACCGACCCTGATTTGGAGATCTCAATAGTTTTACATAAACATTCAGAAGAGCGTATAAATAATGGCTCGTATATCAATGTTGAATCCGATCATCACTACACCGATTCTACTCGACGAAGAAACACCAACGAAGAACAGAAAACTCGCGCTGGATATTATGCGGGAGAACCAACTATTGTAGCAGGAATTGAGTTTCTAGCTAGAAATGGTTTTGAATATGCAGGTCTTGTAGAAGAAAACTATCCTAATGCACCAAGGCCTTTGGTCACTTTGTCTAATGCGTCTGGGTTTATGCGAGGTATGAATGCGGGTTATTATAACCAATATAAAAATATAAACATTGAATGTGCTATGACAAGTATTCGTAAGATAGATAAGACAATTTGTCCAACTCCGGTCATAGGTCAATCTGTAATACAAACCATGGCGATACTCTACAAGTATATGTGTGAATTTGGTATTAACGATGATTTCGTAAACCCTATATTCAAACGAAATGAAATCGATGAGTACTTGTTATTACATTTCAAATCAAAAACCAAGATTGATGTAGAAGAAGACATGCTTGCTCCGATCACGAATCAAAAGCAATATAATCTTCAATCTGTAGGTATAAAAATCAACAAGGACGTGTACTTAAATACTATACATCATTTTTTCCCTGGTGTCATTTACTATCACATGCGAAAGAATGACAAAAGCAAGGGATTTACGTCTACATGTAAAGCCATGAAGATGCTTTTAGATAAAGTAAACGTGCTGAACAAGAAAATAGGCGCCGATATTGTTAACCGAAAGCTGGATTTGTAGATTATGTCTAGATTAGAAATGTTAGGAGGCCTTGGCGAACAATTCGTCAAGGACTATTTTGAATATAAAGAATGTGTAGTCAATCTTTCTAAAAATCAATATGATATGGAGAAAGACATGATGATTGATGGAGAGAGTGTTGAAGTTAAAACAGTTGTTCCTTTCATCACTAAGAACGCACTTGCCATATCGGAATCGCAACTTCATAAATGTATGAATGTTGATCGATTGATATTCGTGGTATATCCCCCAGACAAGGACAAGATATGGGGCGCACAATATAAAGACCTGTTTGACTATGACTGCATTTCAATATATGAAGCACCCAGTCGAGACAAACGAAGCTTTGACCCCTACACAACTCGTTCAGGTTTGAGAAAAGCTTTATTTCCAATGAAAAACTTGAAATGTATATACAAGCATTTTGATATGACAATGGTTGCTGAATATTTAAAGTTGAGCGTATCTTCAGTCAATTAATCATGAGGGGGTTGACAAATCGCCCCCTTTGTGTTATAATAACACTTAATAAACAATTTACAGGTAAAAATATATGAGCGTGATGGACAAATTGAAGAAGAACTCCAAGGTGAAGCAAGCCGACGTTCTTTCCGAATCAAAGTTGTTTAGCAACATTGAAACAATAATGACTGATGTGCCGATGATTAATGTGGCATTATCTGGTCGACTCGACGGTGGTTTGACCGCAGGACTCACTGTACTAGCAGGCCCGTCGAAACACTTTAAAACGTCATTTGCTTTGCTTATGGCAGCAGCATATTTAAAGAAGCACGACGATGCAGTTATGTTATTCTATGACAGCGAATTTGGTTCGCCACAGGCGTACTTTGAAACCTTTGGAATTGACACAAGTCGTGTACTACATACACCTATCACCAACGTGGAGGAACTTAAGTTCGATATAGTTAGTCAACTCGAAGAAATAGAGGTGAAAGATAAGGTTATTATAGTTATCGATTCAATTGGTAACCTTGCTAGCAAGAAAGAAGTTGACGATGCAATCAATGAAAAATCTGTTGCTGATATGACAAGGGCGAAGGCACTTAAAGGTTTATTCAGGATGTGTACTCCATATCTTGCAATGAAAGGTATACCCATGCTGGCAGTCAATCATACCTACCAAGAAATCGGATTGTTTCCCAAAGCGATTGTATCTGGTGGTACAGGAATCTATTATAGCGCTAACACGATCTGGATTATCGGTCGTCGGCAAACTAAAACTGGCACCGAAGTCACCGGCTATGATTTTGTAGTTAACGTCGAGAAGTCTCGATTCGTTAAAGAGAAATCAAAGATTCCTGTCAGTGTGTCGTGGGAAGGTGGAATTGAAAAGTATAGTGGATTACTAGAAGTTGCCATGGAATCAGGCCATGTCGTAAAACCAAAGAATGGTTGGTACGCCAACGTAAATCAAGAGTCGGGAGAAATCGGTGGAAATAAACGACTCAAGGAAATCATGAATGCCGAATTCTGGAATCCGATACTTGAGGATGTGAAGTTTCAAAAGTTTGTTGAAGGTCAATATACTATAGGTGCAGCGGCGGTGTGGTCGGAAGAGTTCATTGCTGAAATGGAAGAATAATGAATAGGGGTTGACAAACAACCCTTTTTATGATACAATATATCTATGAACTTAATTATGGTAACAATATGCACTATACAATAACAAACGACGACTTCAAATTCGTGGAGCGACCTGAAGACGATCATTACACTATTCATTTGACTACAGGCCCGTGGACCGATACTAAATTTCAGTTCGGCCAAGTCCAAATTCACGAAGAAGATTCAAATGATGACGACGGCCTTAAAGTTTCTTTTGACTGGAAGTTGATTGAAGGTGACCCCGTATTGGAGTCTGACTCTGATTTTCAGAATTACATCGGCGACATATTAACTCATGTAATTACAGATTCACTTGATGCAAAGATTGGAGAAATGCCACATGACAACACCCTCGATTCAGACGACGATACTACGCAATCTGCTGAGTAATGATTCGTACACCCGAAAGGTTATACCATTTCTCAAAAAGGATTACTTTGAAGGCATTCATCGTTCTATATTTGAAGAAGTAGTATCATTTGTTGGAAAGTATAACAACTTACCCAACGTGGAGGCGCTGTCGATTGAACTTCAAAACGGAGATATAACGGAGCATCAGTATTCAGATGCGTCTGTTGTATTGAATGAATTGAATAAGATCGAAGATGTAAACGAAGAATGGTTATACGAACACACCGAAAAGTGGTGCCAAGATCGTGCTATCTATCTTGCAATCATGGAGTCTATTACTATAATAGACGGAAGTCATGAAAGTCTGAGTAAAAATTCTTTACCAGATTTGTTACAACAAGCACTTGCAGTTACGTTTGACGCTAGTGTAGGCCATGATTACTTTGAAAATGCACAAGATCGATATGAGTTCTATCACCAAAAAGAAGTTAGAACTCCATTTGATTTGGACTATTTCAATAGAATAACCAAGGGTGGACTTCCAAACAAAACCTTGAACGTAATACTGGCAAGCACCGGTGTTGGTAAGAGTTTGTTTATGTGTCATATGGCGGCCGCGTCTCTTGCACAACAAAAGAACGTGCTGTATATAACTATGGAAATGGCCGAAGAACGTATCGCTGAACGTATCGATGCAAATCTGTTTAATATTCCTCTAGATCAGATCACTAATCTAAGTTCTGATATGTACATGACCAAGGTTGACAAGTTGCAGGCAAAGACTAACGGCAAGTTGATTATCAAGGAATATCCAACGGGTGCTGCACACGCAGGTCACTTCCGAGCATTACTTGATGAACTTAAGTTAAAGAAGAACTTTGTACCATCTATCATTTTTATTGATTATCTCAATATATGTTCGTCTTCAAGGATGAAAGGAATTGGTGGTAGTATAAACAGTTACACACTGGTTAAATCTATTGCTGAAGAGTTACGAGGACTTGCTGTAGAAAACAATCTACCTGTAGTGACCGCGACACAATCAAATCGTGATGGCGCAAATAATTCAGATGTTGATCTTACGAATACAAGTGAATCATGGGGTTTACCTGCAACGGCGGACTTCATGTTTGCCCTGATAACGAATGATGAATTGGAAAAACTTAATCAGATCATGGTTAAACAACTCAAGAATCGCTACGCAGACTTAAGCACCTACAAACGATTTGTGATAGGGGTCGACAGGCCAAAGATGAAGTTGTATGATGTTGAAGATGCGGCACAAACCTTGATAGAGTCGACTCCAACGACTAATGATGCACCCATAAATAGTTTTGGTAATCGTGATAAACCAGAATTTACTAACTTTAAGATGTGAGATTATGAAAGCTGAATTGATAGCTATTTCTACCGTAGTAGCAGAAGAATTAATATGTAACGAAGTTCACAATATGATAGATATGGTAGCGTATTGTGCTCGGGTGTCTAACCCTGCAGGCCAAATGAACACTGAAACTAATGAGAGGTTGTTGGCATATCTTATAAAATACAAACACTTCTCGCCTTTCGAGATGGTTTCTGCTACCATCGCTGTAGATACAACTCGAGATATAGCTCGACAATTGATTCGTCACAGATCGTTTTCTTTTCAAGAATTCAGTCAACGATATGCAGACCCGACTGATATGGACGGCATGTTCGTTGAACCTAGAGAGTGCAGATTTCAAGACAATAAGAATCGTCAGAATTCTATCGATATTGACCCCGAGGACCCTGATGCAATGGAAACCGCTGAAGAATGGCGAGTCATGCAAGAAAATCTTATGGGTCACTCTAAACAAGTATATGAATGGGCAATAGAAAAGGGCATTGCAAAGGAACAAGCAAGAGTTGTATTACCTGAAGGTTTAACTAAGTCACGGCTCTACGTTAATGGAACACTCAGAAGTTGGATTCACTATTGCGAATTAAGAATGGAAAATGGTAC